GTAGAATTCATATTTTAATTTTTCATTAAATATAGTAATAATAAATAATAAAATCAAAAAAAAATCCATCAAAAGATGGATTTTGTTATGGTTAAAGGTTTTTATTCCTTTGATTTATAAAGCGGATTAAGAACAAGTTTTTTAGTAAAATGGTCTACTAAATACATTTTATTTGCCTTAACATCGGATTCTGAGATTCTGAAAATAATCATACTACCTTTTGCTTTGGGAACATCCACAAAACCTTCTTCTTCGCCAGAAAATGGAGTATTACACAAATTTGACTCAATAGGATTGTTTGCAGAAAATTCTTTATTGGCTTGGGCTTCGTATTCATCCCTGGAAGTAATATTGTCTTCCTGGTCTTTTACACCACAAAAACAATCATTTTCATACAGTTCTTTCCATCTTTTAGTTTGGTCTTCTTTTGATAGTTTTTCTGTGATTATATATCTTTTATTGATACCTTTTTCTTCATTTTCTGTTAAAGAAGAAAATTTCCTTTTGGTCAAATCTAAAGTTTTTCTATAATTTTCTTCAATTGAGTCTTTTTCGTTTTTTTCTAATTGACTTAAGTCTCCATGACCAGTTTCAGCAAGTTCTTCTGGACTATTTACTTTAATTCCATGCTTTCCAAGTGCATATGGATGTTCCATTCCTTTTGGAGGCCATCCGTCTGGACCCATAGGAACAACATCAACATACGGAGTTTTTACAGAACCTTCGGCTATAATTTTATAGCTTCCATCTTCTTGTCTCACATTATGAGCTCTTGGGGTTCTCATTTGACCGTAAGTTGTATTTTTCACAGATTCATTCATTTGAACTTCTGTATATCCAAGATTTTTGTTTGTTTGAAAAGCTTTTGTTTTTCCGTCGCTTGTAAAAGCATGAGGAGTAAGATATGCTCCTCCAGCTGCATTTCCTCCAGAAGCAGTCATTTCTTCAACTGTTTCTTCAGTCTTTTCTTCTTCAGTTTTATCTTCGCTTCCAATAACTAATTTTTTATCTGTTGGTTCACCAGTTGATGTAGATGGAGTTCCTGCACCATCTTCGTCTTTAGTGTCTTTAATTTCAAGTGATTCTTTTACAAGATTGTTTATTTGATTTCCAGCATCTTCAAAAGAGCTTGAGAAAAGGTCTGTTAATTTCATAGTAAATTTATTTTCTTTTACGATTGAGTCATTCATGTTTTTTTCAATTTTATCGTCATTTGCGATTTTAGTTCCGATTAAATACCTAGCTTCAGCATCAGCAATTGAGCTGAAAAATCCTTTGAAGTCTTTTTGAAAAGCTTTTTCATTTTCAATATCTGAAATAATACCACTTTTATTGATTTTATTTGGAGCATAAGTATCCTTTTCAGATGATTGATGAAATGCTGCAGCTTCAGTGTTTTTATAATCTACGTGAACTGTTTTATCTTTAATTTCTAGGTAAATTTCGCTAACGATTTTTTTTCCGCCAAAAGTAGAAACTTTTTGCATATAAGAAACTGGTTTAACAGCTCCCATATTAAGCATTTTGGGAGTAGAAACAGTTACAATGAGTTTTCCTTCAGCTGTTCCCTTTCCAATTTCTTTTTCTTTGTTATCTTTGCCTCCAGCCGCAATAACAAACATATATCCGTCTTTTTCATCATAACCCAATTCTTTGAAGGCTCTTATAGTTTCTTCTTTTATGATTTCTTCGACATTTTCCCCTACGATTTTTTTAATTTTTTGACGCAGAGCAAAATCTTCCGTTTGTTGTACTATTCCTTCTGGATATAATTTTGTATTTTCCATTTGCAAAAAGATTTTTTTATAAATATCAAAAAAAAACCTTTTTGCATTTATTTAAAATAAAAAAGCTGTGTCTCCACAGCCTTACTTAACCAATTTCTTTTTTTTCCAAGCGTTCCAAGTTTCTCTATCATCAACCTTTAAACCTGGATTGTCCAAATATATGTTGTTATTATAAAAATATCCAACAAATCTTTTCTTATTAATCGTCTTTTTCTTTTTATTCAAATTATAGTAAACATCCATACTATAATCACCTTCTTCTACTTGATAAGAAACTGTTTTATACATTTTTTTTGCAAACAACCAAAACTTATAATTCCATATCGCATTTAGCATATAGAATCTAAGTCTTGAATGTTTCCACATCTTTTTAAAAAACTTCTTCATACCTATAAATATAGAAATAAAGTAAAGTGTTGGTTTCGCCCCCTGTATAGATGGTTATATCCATCGGATGTCTTCGGTCAGCCGTAGCTATTAAGGGAGCCACCCCCAAAACTTTACCATGTTATTTGCATCGGAGCAATTACGTAATACAAAAGGAGTAAGCAGAATGAACATATTGCAATCAAAGAAACATATAAAATGAATTTTATTTTTATTTTGTCTGCAATAGTTATATTCTCGTATTCTTCTGTTTTTTCTGTTGTTCTAAAGTCTTTATAAAGGGTTCTAATTACAATAACCCCCAGAACTATAAAAAACGACAAAATAATTTTAAGGAGTATTATCATTATCATCTTGTTTAATTTTTTCTTCTTGTTTAGGAATTGGACAATGTTTAGCATAATACACCTGAATAGCTTCTATTGCCAATTCTGCCTGAGAAATTTTTTCAAACTCTTGTTTAAGCAATTGGATATTTTCGTTTATATCTTTACATCCATGCTCTAGAACAAAAGCAATGTTGGCAGCAGCCTTATCTCTGTCTGCTACACATTGAGAAAGTGTTGCCAACAACATTTTTGCTTCGGTGCTTTCTTCCATTATTATTCTTTTCTTTTATTCTTTTCTTTGGCCGCTTTTCTTTCTTCTTTTTCTTCATCAGCTATTCTTTCAACAGCCATATCAACAATTTCAGAACTATTTAAAACTGTTTCGGGTCCATAATGTCTCAAATTACTTGTATACTCTTTGCTATCAACAGACATCTTCTTGGTTTTATTGTCAATATCAATATCGACTCCACAAAGAATTTTATCCAACTGAATAACTTTATGCTCAATGTTTAATTCTTTCCATGTTTTATAATGAATAAAAAGAATGTAATCATAGTCATCATTTACCATTTTTTCCACCTCACTACGCAACGATAAAGTCCCAAGAACAAATCTTCCACCGTCTTTTTTCACAATCGTTGTGTAAAGATATTTAATTCTTTCTGGTTTAATTTCAGAGTTGTGGGGAGCATTCATTTTTATCCAATTTGCTATTACAAGCAACTCGTCATCAGCGTCTAAATATTTACTCCCACCAGTAAATACAATATCTTTTTCTCTTACTTCAACCACTATTTCAGGGGTTTGAACATTTTCTAATGCTGAAAAGTTTTTTTCTGCCATGATTATAAAATTTTAAAATTTGATAGTCAAAGATAAGAAAAAAACCCCAGAAAACAAAATTATCTATGAATTCTTTGCTGAGATGGGTCGTATTGCGTTCTAAAGACTCCCATTCCATTGTTTTTGTAAGCTCCACCAACCTGGCGAAGTCTATCTTTTTTATGATTTCCCTGTTCGTGGGTATCTGATAATTTAGAATCTACCCATTTTTTACATTCATCTCCACCATGTAAATTCCAAACTAACAAAAGATTTGATTTAACCATTTCGTCAATCGTCCCCTTCCTTTGTTGAATAATTCCTACTTTTTTTCTTTCTTCTTCAACTTTTGTTGAATTAGAGTCAAAAAAAGCTTTTAGTCTTTTCATTTCAACAAAACTTTGTTTTGTTTTTTGTGAAAGTTGTTGTGCTTTTCTCCTTCCACTTCCTTGATTGCCAGACTCATCTACACTACTTACTTGAATGCCTTTTTGTTTAGCTACGCTTATGGCCTCTAATGCTATTCGGGCTGTTTTTGCAATATTATCAGTAGGAACATAGGTTTTCCTTTCATTTTGCATTTCAAATGATTCAAACAGCAAATTAATTTGCTCTCTTATTAATTTTCTAAGAGCTTCCATTATTCTCCTATCATTCCAAGAATTGCGGTTTTAATATCAACTTCATTAACTGCTGGGAATCCAAGATTCATCAAGTTCCAGTTGACCTCATCATAAAAAGAAATGTTGTTTATGGGTGTGCCAGATTTTAATACTCTTTTAATACAAACTTCAAGTGCTTCAACAGGTTTTAAATTAGATGGTGAAACTTTAGGGGTTTTTACAGCTGAACTATCTTTATAATCATCCAATATAGAATTTACAGTTCTTCCTCTTCCTCCAGTTCCAAATTTTCCAGCTATATAATAGTTTTCATTCAAATCTTTGAAGTCTTGATTTGTATTTTCAGAAATAAGACTTTTCAATCTTTCGTTTTCTGCCAAAATTTTATTTTCATCAATATCTTTGGAATTATCTTTATAAACTTCATGATTTTCTTCAAGTGATTTCATGATGTCTATCATTCTTTTGTCTTTTTTTTCTTCCATTATTTTAAATTTTATATGTTACCAAACTACCGTTCCTAATCCTAAGTTTCCAGAGTAATTTCTGACTGACTTTGGCATTGACCTTTTAAATATTTTTTCTAAATCCATTGTGTGATTGGTGCCAACCATTCTGTTTGTAGCATTCGATGGCATATCTTCATCTGGAATAATTTCATTAGTGTCATCTATTATTTCATCTATTTGTTTAATTTCTGCTTCTTTTGATGAGTTAAAGAAATCAACTAAATAATCATGAAATAAATTTGGAGATTTTCCTTCCAATTTGTCTGATAACCACTTTTTAAAGTCGGTTAATTTTGCCACAAAGGAATATTTCTTTTTATAAGTAGTAGAGAAGTCAATCTTTATGAAATTTTCTTTACTATCAAAATCTACGTCGTGAACTTTAGCAACCGTATCTCCTTTGATATAAATGAAATTTTCATCTTTATCGCTTTCTGATTCTAATAAAAAGTTTTTAATGCTATTTTTCATTCGAATATTTTATAATAAATAGCATAAAATTCTTTTTTCGGGGCTTAAAATCAATTACAATTACTCACTCTGAAGCTTTAAATCTTTAATGGGTCTATAAGAAATGTCTTTTACTGTTAAAAATTCCATAAGTAATTTTTTAAATCTATCTGTACCAGGTTTGTTAGCGAATCCTTTTACTTGATTGAATTCTAAACCATTAACACTATCAAAGGTAAAACCAATAGTAAACCTTGTTAATTCATCTTCTGATAAACTTGGAGTTCTATCAAACACTTGCCCAATAATATAAGACTCGGTAATAACTTTTTTCGAGTAAGATGAAGCGCTGTGCTTCATCTGAACTCCTTCAGTTATAAGCATGGCTGGAGTTGAAATAAGTTTAAATTCAAGAGCTCCGTCATAGTCTTCTCTGCTTTCTAAGAACTTAAATCTGTCAACAAATTCTTTAAACTTGGCATTTTTTTCTTTATCTGATACAACATTGAAATATTTAACGAGATTGTCATGATAATCTCTGAGCTCTTTAAATGTTTTGATTTTGTTAAATTCTCTTCTAGGGTCGAATTCAAGCACTTCCATCATCATTACACTATCATCATAATATACAAAATCAAACTTTTTAACATATGAATAATCTATTTTGAAAGATTCCATGTTTAATGTTGGTTTATATATTAAAGTTTCTTGCATGGCAAAATCTTTAATTATTGTAATAATTCTTTCAAATTCTTTGATGTCTACATAATCTCTGAAATATATAAGGTCAATCACATCAGAAAGTAATTCTAAATCATATTTTTGAAGCAGTGTTATTATTTGATGCTTGTCATAAAATTTAAAATACTTTAGTAATTGTTTATAATCAGAAAAATTTTCAATTTTCTTGTAAATGAACTTCGAAGCGTTAGCATCATTCGAGATTTCCGTCACCTGGAATTTGTTCGCATTAGCATTGTGGGTAATTTTTCCTTCTTTATAGTTTTTGTTCTCTTTATAAACAATTCTCATTTCTTTTTCTTCCCCAGTATCAACAACTTTAAAGGTTTTTACTTCTTGCTTACTATCTTTTTCGTCAATTTCCATTTTAACTAATTGACTAGATTTAAAAAGGAATTCATGAATTTCTTTGTTATCTTCATTTACTTCTTCATTGATTTTTTTAATATAGTTACTGACTAAATAATTAAAAATGGGAATTGGAGATGTCAATCCTTCTTTTTCTAGTTTTTCACTATTTGGAATATCACATTCTTTCATTAAGTCATAAAGAAACTTACCTCCTTTTGTTAGAGCTATAGTAGATAGATTTGAATATTTTATAATACCTAGAAATATTGTAATGACCTTTTTAATGGAATTAAGCCCTGCGTGATTAAATCTATTTCTAACTTCTCCTAGTAACTCTTCGACAACATTTGCGTTGTTTACATCCATTACATATTTTGCTAGCTTGCTAACATATAACTGAACATAATATAAGTTGTAAATATTTGGTACTTCCTCAAAAAATATGCTATCAGTTATTTTCGTTATTTTATTTAAATCAAATTCAACTTCATCCATATCTATGTCCTTAAAGAACATTTTTTTAGATGTTATATTAAACCTGATGTATTTTTTCTTTTGTTCAAAATCTAACACATATTTTTCGTTTCCATCTTTACTTTCTTTTTTAATATCTGATTTAATTTTGCTATAGTAAAGAAAAAGGTCATCATCTTTTTCTAAAACGTTATATCCAGAAATGAAATATGAATTATCTACTATTAGTTTTTTTTGATTTTCCAGAGTTACAAAGTTTTTTTGACATCCACTACATATTATTGCATCTTCTTCTGAAAGTCTTATGCTTTTAAACAAATCTGCAAATTCATCTTCGTCATTAATAGAATCATTTTCTTCCTTTGGGTAAAGATAATTTACTCTTTCATGCGGACTAGATACTAATATTTCATTTATTTCTTCCGTAGATAATGGATTGGCTATGGCAGTCTCTTTGTTTTTTTCTATTATAGTAACGGCTCCACAACTACAAAAATATATTTCTCTTCCTTCATCATTGGCCAAAAAAGAATATTCTTTTTTAATTTCTTCAACATCTAAAACTTGCATATGGTTTTTTTTGTTTAAATATAGTAAAAACAAAAAAAAGAGTCAAGATTTTTCTTGACTCTTTATATTACACGAAATTATTATTCGTCTACTTTAGATAATTTTTGAAATTCTGATAGCTTCTTTCTTAACGAACTCCAACAAAGCGGCTTTATTTTTGAAGCTTTCTGGAAGTTGAATCGTTTTAATTGAGTCAATCAGTTTTTGGTTATACTCGTCTTTTTCATTTTCAGCCGATGTGTTAACGTCTTTGTCTGTTTGTCCTTTTGAAAATCCTTCTTTTCCCATTTCACCCTTACCCAAAACTTGTGTCATAGGCTTTGTTGTTTTATCTTCTTTGTCTTCCTGATTCATTTCAGCATCATTAAGTTTTTTGCCAGGCACGCCCCCTTCTTTAGTTGGGTCATTATCTGTTGTAACATTAGGTTGCTGAGTTTTACTATCAACTTTGGGCTTAGCTTGACCTTTAATAAATGGATTAGTTTCAGAACCAGCCTTTTCTGAATTTGAACCTTCGATTTTGGCTGCTGTAGCAATTTCTTCATCGTGACCACCATCTCTTTCGGTCATTTTAACATCAACTGGGTCTTTGGTTGTGTCAAATTCGTCTGGAATATTTGTTGGAGCATCTTTTTTTGTTTTACCTTGGGTAGTAACTTGTGCACCAGTAGAATCTTTTGACCCATCCATTTTATTCATTGCCAGATTAGTTGGAATGCCAAGGTTCTTTATGTTTTCTTCTTTAAGAATCTTGCGAGCTTCAGCTTCTACATATTTTGCAAATTCTTCCTTGTTTTTGAATTTCTTAGTGTCCATATGGGTTAATTTTTTTTATAAATAGATAATAAAACATAAAAATCAAAAAACAAAATAACTTTTTTTAGAAAAAATGCACAATTTTTACAAGAATGCTTTTAAAGTCAAATAATTTTTTTTATATTTGCACTATGAAAGACATACCAAGGCCATATAATTTGATAGTCACCAATAGCTATCCAGAAAAACAATTTATAAAAGTTTATGGACAAGAACTGTTTGATAAGCTTAAGAATGAGGCATTTATGCTAGACAGGGGAAGTTGCGCTGCCTGTGGTCATGAACCTCCCGAAAATAGAAAAAAGGATTGTTTATTTTATCATGTATATGAGGTAAATACAAAACAACCAGAATTGTCTAAGGGGGTAACTTTGTGTAAAATGTGTCATATGACACAACACATTGAATCTGCGATAAAAAAGAAATGGATTTTACTTGTTAATTCTATTTATGACCAAAACAATATTGTTAGATTAACAAGGGGAAATCAAATATACGAGAATTTAAATTCCAGAGCTATTGTTCAACTAAAGAAAACTCCAGAAGAATTTCTTAAAGAAATATATTCTGGAGAAATGAAATTTACAACTACATTAAAAGTTATTTTTACTAATAACTTTAATATTGATGACTTGTATTAATGTTTTGGTACTACTGGTTGCAATTTATAGTATTTATCTCCTATTTTTACAACATTTTGGTCTTTGTTAACTACCTCAAAAATATTTTTCTTTTTTTGACTTTCTGCATATTCTTTTAAAACTTTTCTGATGGTATCTTCTGCAGCTTTTTTAGCAATAGCACGCATTTCATCTTTTAACGCATCAATGTCGATAGTTTTATTCTGCTGTTGACTTTTCATCATAGCTTCCATCATAAGCATCATCCTATCTAATTGTTCGGAGTTTCCAGTTTGATAAATTTGATGGGTTTCTCCTTCTGTTAAAACTTGTTTCTTTTTGTTTAAATCAAGAACAATTCCTTTCTCTGCAGCCTTAGCTTTCAGGTGAGAAACGGGGTCAAAGGAAGGTCCTACATTTGAATAATTTTCATCAGTTTCAATGAGAGTTCCTTGTGGGCCAGCGTTTCCTGACGAGCGCATGCTAATTCCTGGTGATTTATCTGTAAACAAACCCTCAAGCATATCAAGTTCTCCACTTCCACCTTTTGGAATAAACCCTTCTGGTGCAACTGCACTTGCAGACTTTTCTTGTGGCTGGCCTGGCCTTGTTGGTCTTTTTTTTCCAACTTTTGGTTCTGGCAACTGTGCTCCTTTTCCTCCGTTTGCTTCTGCTTTAATAAACGTATTAAATTCTTGTTTCTTTGCTCCGCTTCTTATTGCTTGTAGTGCAGTAAATTTATCTCTTGGTGCTTTATACATATCCATTTGTCTTTGAGCTCTTTCTTCGGCTAATTGTTGTTGTATAGCTGTTTCAACATTTGCTTGATTGGGGATTTGGACGTCCGTTTGTTGTGGAACATCATATTGTGGTTGTGCAGATTCTTCAACAACAGGAGCTGGTGCCGCATATACTCTTTGCTGAGGGATGCTTTCTACTGGAACATCTATAAGTTGTCCTGCAGTAGCAGGCAATCCCATAGCTTTAAATCTTTCAGTTCTTTGTTGCTTTAATCTTTCTAATTGAGCTGGTGTTAATTCTTGTCCCATATTAATGTTTTTAAATTTTTCTAATTTCGCTTATTTCATAATCATGAAGAAATTTAAGTTTCTTCTCTTTTATTAAATATTCCAATTTTTCCAATTCTTCATCCAACATTTCAACTTTAAGTGTTAAAATCATCTTGTTCCTTTCATATTTTCTGAATTTTATTTTTTCACTAACCATTTCATAAACCATTTTTTTCAAGTCTATATAACTTTCTTGCTCTATAAAAGAATAAGCTATGCTTTCTCCAAAACACTCTTCGAAGTAATTCATAGAGTATTTATATTTTATGTCAACTAGGTAAATTTGAGTGTTCTTTCTATCTTTTGTCATATTTCAAAATTTTAGCTTCTTTATCTTCTTCATCCCACCAAACGTAAAAGGTCGTACTCCTGTTTGAGCTCATAAAAAACAAGCGTTCAATATAGATTTTGGGTTTAATTTTATCAAATTTATTTTTCAATTTATTTTTTTCCTTAATGATATAAATATCATCAGAATGAATACTATTCAGGAGTTTTTTAGCTTCTGCCTGTTCCTTAGAAAAGAAAGAAAAAATATTCTCCCTAAAATCAGTTTGGTTATTTATAATCTGTTCAAACGAATGCATACAAACAAAATATAATCCTAAAAAAGGATAAATTAAATAGTTAATTAATTTTATGCTATGCTACAGGTGCTGGCGGGGTTGATGGTGCTGGTGGCACTGCTACTGCGGGTGTTTCTGTTGAAGTGGGTGTTTCTGTTGACATCATTTCTTCTGTATCTTCTGCTGCTGGGTTTATAATCTCGTTAAACCTTTTTTTAAAAAGTTCCTCGTAAAGATTAAGTATTTTTCCAAAAATATCTTTTGTTTCAGATTTAATTTCAAATTCTTTTGGGATACCACCCTCAATAATACTTCTAACTTTAAAACCATTTATCAAAGACATAGTAAACCCAATAGAGTCCTTATCTATGGTTATTTTACCAGACGTAATAGCATCTTTTTGTTCATTTATTACAGGAAAGTCTACAATTTGACCATTTTGTCCTGGGGCGTTTTGCTTTTCAAATACAATATTTGGAAATCTACTTTTAAACTCCCTTTCAAAATCATCCAATTCACTTGGAGTTATTTTTGGAGTTTCTATTGCTTCATGAAGTTGAAGTCTGTAGTTCATTTCGTCTTGCTTGCCGCCAAATAAAGCTTCGTGAGCATCCTGTTCTCTTTGAGCTTTTGTTTTTTTGAGTTCTTCTTGTTTAGCTTGCAATCTTCCAGGCAATTGTCTCATTTCATCATAGACAACTTCATCTATTGACTTTTTGATTATCTCTAAAACCTTTTTTCTTGTATTTTCGTCCATATTACAATTCGTTAAAATAAGATGTTATAAATTTTGATTTTTCCCACATAAATCTGTTTTGTCTAACAAAAGCTTTTATCATCAATTCCTTTACCTTTTCTTTTGTCATAGTTTTTTTATCAAGAGTATCAATTTCCTTTTTCAGGGAAACCAAAAAATCGTCTTTTTGGGACTTTTCACTCTCTTTAATGGCTTTAAGAATTTGTTTTTCAAATTCTTCTTTTTGTTTTTTTAGCTCTTGGTCAACCAATTTCTTGACTATTTCTCGAACTTTTACTTCATCTTCGGTTGTCATATTAATTGAATTTTTTAGCTATTCTATTTAACATTTCAAGCAATCTTTTATCTGGATATACATCAAACTTATCTTTTCTAACGTTTGAGTGAGACCATATCCCAGGAAGACATTTGGTTACTAGTTCCTGATTATATTCCAACCACTCAACGTCAAATTTTTCTTGAACTTTTATGTCATATTTCTTAATAAGGAATTCTAAAAGTCTTTCTAAATTTGATATTTGTTCATCAGAAAACGTATAATAGTATATATTGTTTCTAAATGGTTTATCTAAAGTATATACATATTTGGGGTCAACAGTGGTTGTAGTATAGTTATTTGGCCATGCGTAATATTTTTCACCTTTTTTAACTAATGGTCCAAAGGCACATATTTCAATACCAATTGATGCTCTGTCGAGTTTCCCGTTTGTGCCTTTAACTCCAAGATGCCAACCAAAGTAATCTGGATGAAAAGCTTGATAAACCAATCCAGAATCCCCGTCTATAACATAAGCTGTCGCAACTTGAACTGGGTCGCTGTTCCAATAACTTATGGTATTTTTTGCGCTTGGCCATCCAGCTGTGAAGTGAAGAAATATTTGGCTTTTCTTGGTAATTTGTTTTACATACTGATTATCAGGCATTTGAGCATCAGTTTTTATTATTAAATCACCATAATTGACTGAATCTAAAGTAGTTACATCCTCTTTAGAAGTTCTTTTTTGTGCCGCTTTTAACGCAGTCATGGTTTTTTCACCAACAATGCCGTCTTGAACGAGTCCATATTTCTTTTGAAAAGCTCTTATAGACCTAAGCGTTTTATTTCCAAAGTGGGCATCTACAATTAAATCATAGCCTAATAGTGACAATAACTTCTGTACTTCAGCGACTTCTGGCCCTATATCTCCTAATTTTACCATATAATTTCATTTTTTTATAAATATGCAATTTTTTTATTATTTACTTCTTCTAAAAAAAGCGATATTTATAGATGAAAAGACAATTGTTTTGTAACATTTTCTGCGAATTTCCGTATCATTTAATAGAAACAATTAAAAGAAACGAATATGAAATCAAAAGCAAGCATCGGCTGGAGAATTGTTAAGATTATTCTTATTATTCTCAAAACCTTATTCAGTAAAGGTATGGGATTCTGTGTTAATTTCCTCATTTTTATGGTTCCTATTGCTATGAAAATTGATTTTGCTATCACAAGGGAGACAATTGGCTTTATTACTCTTTCTCTTATCATTTATCCAATCTTCTTCGAACTAATATATAAATATTTGTTCAAGAAAAGTGTAGTTGAAGTGCATGAAAGGATTGATAGTGTAATCTATAGTATTGATAATAACTTTCAAGAACCTGAACCTCAAGAAGGAAAAGAAGATTAAAAATAAAAAAGCCCCAAAATGGGGCTTTTTTTATGTCTTAAAAAATGTTTATTTAACACCTTGTTTTTTTTGTTTGTAATAGCTAGCGAGAAGATAAATAAGTCCAGCAACAATAGCTGCTATTATAAGTCCTCCAGATATCATACCAAGTATTGCGGGGATTCCAAATGCGGTACCTGATGCTGCTGTCCACAAAGTTCCTGCAAGATAAGTAAGCGGAGCTGCTGCACCAGCAGAACTTCCAACTTTAGCAGCAATTTTCTCAACTGTTGATTTAGCTTCATCTTTCGTCATTGTTTTTTTTCCTGCTGTAGCTTCTTCCATTGCTGGTTGTGCTATTGCTTTTATACTGTTGAAAATATCTGCATAAGATGCATTGGCATATTTTTGTCCAATTGCGTCTGCAGCTTGTTCAAAAGCTTCTGGATTTTGTGCTTTTACCTTACCAAATAATAAATTTTGAAGTTTTCCCATTACTCCACCCATGGCTTCTTCTAACATTGCTGGAGCAGCACCTTGTTGCGCCTGTTGAGTTTGCTGAAGGTCTTGCTGTGCAACTTGTTGGTCTTGAGGGTTTGGAATTAAACCAAGAATTGACTCTTCTTCTTTTATTACTGATTCCTCTGGCTGTTCTTCATCTAATTCAACTTCTTGATATAATTCATTAAGCTGTTTCATAACGGCCTTTTTTTCTTCATTCAATTCAATAAGCTTTTTTACTTTTATAGCTTCTTCTTTAACTATCTGTAGTACTAACGATTTTTTAATTTTCATAGCATTTGGTTTTTTTACATTTACTATAAATATGAAAAAAAAAACAATTTTTTGTTGTTGAATTATTTTTCTTTAATTCTTTTTAATAATTCTTTAAAAATACTTTCATCTACTATAGTGGTTTCCCTTTTGAATTCTTTGTTGTCGAGTGTTTTGGTAACTATATAAGATTTATCATCTAATAATTCCATAATATCTTCATCTATAGTATCTTGACAATATGGGGTTATTATTTCTATAGTGTCTGATGTAGCTCCAGCTCTATGAATTCTATCATGTATTTGCTCTAAATCCGCAGGCGTCCAAGGAAATCCTATTACCACTAATTTACTTGCAGCTGTCAATGTAATTCCAACCCCAGAAGCTAAAATCATCCCAGAAAACACCTTTATGTTATTGTCTTCTTGAAATTTATCAACAGATGCTTGCTTTTCTACATCCGACATTTCTCCTGTATGAAGTACAGAAATTCCTTCAAACTGATTTGCAATTTCTTTTGCTAATTCAATGTAGTCAGAAACAATCACAACTTTTTCACCACTTTCTATAATATCTTCTATTAATTCCTTTATTTTCTTTACCTTTATTCTTCCAGTAAACATTTTAAGTTTATGTATTTTTGATAGGTAAGATTCTTTTTTTTCTATTTCTTTACCGTTAACAATTTCTTTCCTTACTTCTTTTTCTAGTTTTTGGTATTCTGCATATTCTTTATCATCAAGTTCAAACGGAATTTCAAGATAAGTTTTTGGAGGAAGTTCTTTTAAAACATCTCGTTTTAACCTTCTTAAAAAATAAGAAGAAACTCTTGTAAATAATTCTTCCAAATTTGAAGCTCCATCATATTTCCACCCAAAATTGTCTTGGTAACCTGCACCATATCTAATTCCAAATTCATGATAATTTTTCCATTCTTCTGGCATTATAAAACTAAGAGTAGAAAAAAATTCTTCTGGACGACTTTTTATAACAGTTCCTGATAATAAAATTTTCTTTGGAATACTTGAAAACGCTTTGTGAATTATTTTTGTCCAAGTAGTTTTCAATTCCTTCATTCTATGACATTCGTCAATAATGATTAAATCATAATCTGTGGGGTCTATTTCCTGTCCGAAAGCGTCCTGAAAGGACACAATGCTTACTACTCTTGAGCGGACGGAACCTGTGTTTTCACATATAGGACATTTTTTATACTGCTTTGTAAGGTCTGTTTGCTCCCAATTACATTTTCCCATTCCCCCTTTTGCTTGAAGCATGTTACCACTACACTTGTGGTGATATTCCAATTTTATGTATGATTCTATTGATTCATAATTTGTAATATGAAATAAAGATTCTTCTTTGGTGTGTGCTATTAGTTTACTTTTCTTTTTGGGTTTGAATTTATAAACAAATGCTTTTTCATTTGTGAATTTTGAAATTTCTTTTCTCCACATCAATTTTAATGATGCTGGACAAATTATTAAAGTTTTTAGTTTATGTTTTGTAGCATAAGCGAATGCTGGAGCCGTTTTTCCTACTCCAGGCTGGTCTCCAAGTATTGAAATTCCTTCATTTATTTCAAAAAACTTTATAGCTTTTTTTTGATATTCATATGGTTGAATTTTCATGAAAGAGTAATCTTCTCCAGAAACATCTAATTTTTCAGCTTTCAATCTGAGGACTTCTGCAATTTTTCTTTGCCTTTCAAGATATTCATTTCTTAATCTTTCTAAAACATCTGGAGTGATATTTTCAAAAACAAATCTGATTTTATTATCAATCAAGAATGCTAAAATTTCACCCATTTTAGCTTCGCTCACTATTCTTACCCACTCATCTTTGGGATTTCCATCCATTCCTATGACGCTATCTTTTCTAAAAGACCTGTGTTCTTTGGGAAGACGTTTTATATACTCAGTTAAAATTTTTAGATAATCATATCTCAGTTCGAAATTGACTTTTAACTTTCGTATCCTTACAACGTTAGCTTCTTTTGGGGTAGTTTCTTTTTTGCTTTTTGCCATATTCTTATCTTATAAACCTAGCAAGTCTCTCTTGTTTTTTCTTTTCTATTAATTCTTTGTCCTTTATCTGCTTGTTTTCTGCTTCTTTTATTGCTTTGTCCAATGCCGACACTCTTTTGGGACCCCATTCTATACCCTTACGAATTTGTATTTTGTCCCTTATTATTTCACAGAGCATTTTTACATCTTGCAAATTATCACGTACTCGAATTCCAGCAGCTTTTTCTCCTTTCAAAACTTTTTCTGTATCTTTTTTGTTATTTTGAGCAGTTTCAATAAGTTTGTATAACAAATCTAGTTCGTTTAAATTTGCGAGTCCACGTAATTCTTCTAATTCCATAAAGCTATTTTTTATTTGTCAACTTCTCAGATAAACCATTTTCTAAGTCATCTTTATTTTCTTGAATTGACTTTTTTGCTCTTTCTTGTTCCAGCATTCTATTCTTTATAACTTGAGTTACTGTTATTCCTTCTTCTTGGGATTGATATAGGTCAATTGCAAATCTATCATCAGTATAAAGATTAAAATCAATTCGAATAAATGTTTTCCCATCCATCTTCACTTTTGCTCCATCTCCGCTTTCTTCATTAATATCTACCCAGAAGAATCCAATTACATCTTCTTCGTTATCAAGCTGAGTTAAAGATTGTATTATTGGAGTGACAGATTTGTGTCCTCTGTTTTCAATTTTATCATTGTTGTCATTGATGTATTTTCTTACATCTTCTTTGTTGTAATATGCCATGTTTTAAGTGTTTATTTTAAATATTAAAAAGTTTTTTTGTTCATTCTCTTGGAGAAGCTCAACGTATTGGTTATATTTTGAATTACACAAAGGATGAATTCCACCTTTGAATTTACAGAACATACAATTCATTCTTTCATTTCCAGTAAATTTTACTTTAGGAAAAGCCTTTTCTACATGAATGTTTCTTAAAGTATCACCAAGCCTGTTTAATGATTCAAAAATTTCCTCTTCAGTAGAGTTAATGTCAACCACTTGAACTTCTCCAAATCCACTATTAGGATTTTTTTTGTTTTTAAGCCTATTTAAAACAACGTATTTACAATCAATTTTATCTAGTGGAATCTTGTTCTTCCTTCCCCAGAAATACTTGTAAAAACGCATCTGACAAAGAAATATACCATCTTTTTTTTTCTTTTCAACATCCCATTCTTCTCCAGATGTTTTCCAATCAACAATCAAATATCTTCCAGTGGTAGGATTATATGCAATAAGGTCGATAAAACCTTTGAATCTGAACTTCTTATATATAACTTCATACAAAGGGTCTTCTACGCTAACAATCTGGTAACCTTTCAAAATAACCTCTGTATCCAAAACTAAAAGGATATGGTTGCCCTGGTCAATAAAATTATCAACTTCGTTAAACTGCTTATCTTGCAACATATTGTCCATCATATCTTTTCTGAACTTATCTGCAAAATACTTAGCTCTTTCTTCTTTTGATAATCCATTCTTTACGCCCATTTCTATTGCTTCATGTATTGCATTTCCAAAGAAAAGGTGTATTGAAGGTTCCTGCATGTCTAATGCAAGGTATTTGAATATCAAATGCTTTTGTCCACATTCATTATAGAGAGAAAATTCACTAAAACTGATATGAACATTATCATCCTGTATTAACTTCGTGTGCAAATCGCTTTTAATTATCTTTTCCTCTGCTGCTTTTATTGTCATAATGTTCTTTTTACAAATATAATAAAAAAAATTCTAAAAAATAAGTTTATTGCCATATTTATTACATATGACATTTCTATCAGAATCATACAAGAAAAGAATAATGCAGCTTGCTGGGTTAAAACAGCTTGATGAGGCTATTGAATTTGACCAACGAGACTTGACAAAAGCATATGATAAAAGTTGGCAGAGAACTCAGGGCTTTAATTTAGATTTGATTAAACAGGCAATTCGTGAGGGTAGAGCCATTGGGGTATCTTACAAAAGCAAAGAAATGCCAGTAACAAAGTTCAGAATTATTTTGCCAGTTACTTTGGGGACATACAAAACAAAATCTGGAGTTCCTCTTAAATTAAGTGCATTTCACCTGGCTGGACAATCTGAAAGGGAAGCTCAAAGAACTGGAGTAAGAAGCGCTGACCCACAAAATGTGTGGAGATTATTTGACCTTGACCCCAAAAGTTTTAAGGGAATGTGGTTAACAGATAAATTCTTTTATGAATATCCTCCAGGATATAAAAAAGGAGATAGGAGATTTTCAAGCATCTCAGACCAATATGACATAACAACTGCTGAAGTTGAAAGAGATGCTAGAGAAGGTAGGGGTGAGGAATTGGGTGAACCACTTGATTTGTCAAAAGTTCAGCCAGCAGGACCAGTCCCAGCAGAAGCTCCAGAAAATATAGAAGAGCCAGAAACCAAAACAGCAGAAGTTCCAACACAAAGAACGGAAGAACCACTTACAGAAAAGGAAAGAAGAACTTTATATCTTAAAAAACCATGGAATAAATTTTTAAGAGACGGGTTTAAATTTTCTTAAAAACTCTGGATTATTCCAAAGAATTTTATTTGCTTTTTCCTGCAGTTTTATAAGTTCTATAGAAGAACTGTTTTTTTTATCACTTACAATCTCTTTGTGAATTATTTTGAGAGAAAAAGAAACGAATCCCCTTTTAATTTCGAAACATTTTTCTTTACCAAAGTTACCTTCATAAACACTTCCATTATTATTTTTATCAGACCAAATGATTAAGTTGTTTTTATTTTTTGGCTCCAACAAAACCCTTTGATTTGCTTCATAGGCTTGTTTTTTCTTAAAGTCAGACTTTGCTTTTCTCTCTTTATATTCCTTAGAAACTTGTTCGTTATATTTTTGAAGGTCTTTTGAATTCATTTTTGTTTTTTATGATAAATAGGTTATTTACTTTTTTTTACTTCTCTCCATTCTTTATTAATGTCAATATTGTATTTTTTTACAATATGCTTAAATAATAACGCTTCATCAATTTTTTCACCACTACAAAATGGACAGTATTTACTATCAATACCTGAATCGCTTATAATTTCTCCATCTTCGTAATATGGGGTTCCATCTGAATCATATAAACAATACCCTTCGTCTTGATATTTTTTCATTAACTCTGGATTCAAAGAGTCAAATTTATATCCATAATGATGTGCATATCTGTCGTTAAAATCTTTATTGATTAAGCAGCTTGTACATAAAGAATTTCCACATTTATTACAATTTCCAACGTATTCTTCGTAACGAGATTCGCCGCAGACCTCGCAATGATAATAATCTACTCCCATAATTATGATATATTAATTTGTGTTATTCCAGCATATTCATTTGCATCAAGAACCTCTTGGGGAATGTTTTCATAAGTTTTATACACTTCTACAATATGATTTACGCTGTCTTTAATCTCATTCCTGTGCGTAATTATAAGAACGTTTTTATATTTGTTCTTAAGATATTGAAGTACGGTTATAATACCTGAAATCAAATCATCATCAAGTGTTCCAAATCCTTCGTCAATTATATTTAATGAAGGTTTAATGAGATTACTCATATAGTGTAATGCGTCTTTGATGACGACGCTTGATATGAATTTTTGGGCACCTGATGCAAAAGCAAGAGGAAGCATATCCGTTTTGTCTGGGCTGAAATAAAACCCTTCCACAATGTCCCCTTTGGTCGTAACACTCATTTCTATTTTAAAATTAACAATAGTGCTAAGAATACTATTAATTTTGTTGTTAATAATTGGAAGTTTCCTTCTGATTATCTTAGCGGGAATTCCATCTCTATGAACAGCCTGTAGATATAAAGAATACTTTTTGTATATCTTTTCTGCCGCTTTTACTTCATCAAGTTTACTAATGTAATTTTCCAAATTGCTTTTCTCGACTCTAATGTCACCGTTTTTATTCGTTATTTGCTGAGAAAGGCCATAAGTTGAAAATTTATAAGCTTTACTCTGCTCTTGCAGCTGTATAATTTCGTTCTCAGTATTTGCATTGTGTTGTTTACAATCAGCATTTTCCTTTATTTTTGTAAGGTTAACTTTACACTTTTCTAAAAGTTTTGTTTTAATATCAACGGCAGTTCTTGTAGTTTGAAGAAGTTTATTGTTGTCTTCAACCAACTGGTTATGTACTAGAATGTCTTGAGATTGTGATATTAGGGCAATTCTTTGCGTAAGTGCTTCCTTTTTTGCTTTTCTTGTTGTTAATATGGCACGAAGAGTTTGCAAATTTGAATTCTGTATCTCATAGCTGTTGTTATGCTTTAAATCATCACGATGCTTGTTTATGGCATTTATATAGCTATTCATTACTCCAGTTTGAGTAGATATTTCCCCCAAACATTGATTATACATTTCAACATTAGGCTCCAATGTTATATGTCCACAAGTTGGACATTTTTCTCCCTTATATGTTGGGAGTTTAGCTTGAAGCCCAGCTATTTCTACATTAAGGGTTTGAACCATCAAATCAAGTCCTTCAACGTTCTCTAATTGTCTTACTGGATTGCTTTTTAGCCAGTTTTCTATTTCTATATATTTGTTTTTTTCTTGAGAAAATTCATTGCCTTCTTTAGTCAATTCAGAACTAAGACTTTCAATTGTTTCATTTTCATCAAATGGAAGTTCTTTCTTAAAATTAGCAGATACCCATTCTGATAAAGTTTTAATATTCTCTTCATCTTGTTTTATTTGTGACTCAATGGAACTTATGTTATTCAACACAATTTGTTCATTATTGACCTCATCATTCATCAGTTGAGCATATTGTTTTAAATTCTTTGAAAGTTCGACAATTTTGTTGTCTATGATTTCTTTTTGTTCTTCTGATTTTGTTTTTTCATCAACAAAAGCATCGTATTCTCCTTGAAGTTTTGTGATGTTTGTTTCAATTTCCATTACTTTTGCCTGAAGAGAAACTATATCCCCCAATTCCTTCTGTTTCTTTTTTACATCATTAAAAATCTTATTACCATAGTCGTATCTATCTCTGAAAGGTTCCAGACCAAGATATTTATTTACCAGGTCATTTTTTGGCTGTTGGTCTTGGTTAATATAATCTTCTTTTCCTCCTTGAGTTTGTAAACATACTTTTGTAAAATCATCAACGGTGCCAATGGCTTCGAGAACAATGTTTTTTACTTCTACTTTAGTATTTGCTTTTTTATCAGATATTTCAGCAACCCATTTTTCTTTTCCGTCAGAATCTACGATAAGCTTTTTATATTCTATTGGATAAGAATTTGAAGATTCTCCATTTTTATCAACCTTAGTAATAACTTCTCTTTTTAGAGAATATTTTTCTCCATCAATTGTTAAATTGATTTTTACATATCCCTTATTGGATGAAGTATAAATATTTACAAGCTTCTTTGCACTACCACCCCCAAGAATGTGTTGATATAATCCCCAAACTATTGCTTTTACAGTATTAGATTTCCCTGAATAGTTCTTTCCAAAAATTCCAGTTGACCCCCTCATCTTTTCAAGACTTAAAACTATTGGTTTCTCTGGAAATGAAAAAATATTTGATATTTCAATGCAATCTACATCCCAAAGTTTTACTACATCAATTTTATTTGTTATTTCTAATTCTTTGTCAATAGTTTCAGCTAGAGTCAAAACCTCTTTAATAATGTCCTTGTCTTCATCTGGATTAGCTTCATTAAGATACTCGTTAATTTGGTCAAGATAAGTTTCTTGATTTCTTGAGTCTGCTACATCTGAGTTATCCTGCTGAGATTTCTTTATTTCTGAGAATTCAACTTTAACAACGTCACAGCCAAATTTTTGTTTAACAAGTTTTCCAATTTGTGCTTCTTTCTCTGTAGAATAATTTTCTTCAAAATCCTCCCAAACAATGTAAACTTTTGTTTGTTTTTTGTTGTTGCTAAACTTGATGTTTTCTATTCTTTCTTCAATTAATTCGCCTTTTGCAATAGTTATTTTGGCAAATCCATAATCATTAAGAACATACCTTCTTTGAAAGGTGTTTTTTTCCAAATCCCACATCAAATATCCTTTATCTATTGATTCACCATAATCCTGTTGAATTAACGAACCTGCGTAAGCCATGCTTTCATCATCTCTAAATGCTTGATGTTCATGTATATCCCCCATCATGACAACATCAAAATTATTGAAGGTGGTTACATTTAGTAAATTATCTCCTATAAGTTCGTATCCATTATCTCCTCTAGCTCCTTTTAGCTGCCCATGGTACAATGCTACATATTTTACTCCTGGTTCTTTTTTTTCAAGAGTTAATATTTTATCATCCTTACAAGAATAAACCCCATAAACTAAAGTGTCAGAAATTTTATAAAAATCACTGTCTGGGAAAAAATAAATTCCTTTTTTTGAATAATCAATTGTTTCAGCATTGTTTTTATTTACAATGAAAGCTATTTTTAAGCTCTTTTTAGAAGCTTCTGACATTAGGTCTGAGAATCTTTCAGCTACATTAAAAATTGGCGTTATAGTGTCTCCCTGTTCTTTTTGTTGAAGGTTTACGTCGTGGTTTCCAAGTATGACATCAACAGGAGCAATCTTGGCCAAATTTATCAAGAATTCAGAAGTTAAATCAATTGACCCTGGCGACATATTAACCTTCAGATGATTGAGGTCTCCAGTGATTACTATTCTAGCGGGTTTTTGCTTTTTTAAATCATCAAATAATCTGCCGAATACCTCTCTGTACTCATCATGTCTGCTTGCAAATCTAATGTGAATGTCTGATAAATGAGCTATTTTCATATGTTTTTTTAATTTAATATTCGTGAGAACTTGTAAAAGAAGTCAATCTTTTTTCTGCTTTTCAGGAGTTGTGTTATCGCTTGGGCTCCATTTTGTTCATAATGATATGAAATGTCTCCCAATCCTTTTAAATCTACAAAATAAACATCTAAACCTAAAGAAGAAAGTTGTTCATATATTTCAAAACTATCTTTAATTGCATCTTCGTCTAAGCAAATAATAACAGTAGCGTTATGTTCAATAAGTCTTGAGATAAGTAGCCAGGAGGGTGTTTTCCCAAGCATTGGTATAGAGTTTGGAATTCTAAACATGTCGAATACACCTTCAACTAAATATATTGGCAAATCCCAGTTTATGTTTTTCTCATTAAAAATTATGTCATACTTTTCTGGGATATTTTTATCTGGAAAAGCCTTTTGGTCTGGTTTGTAGTATGGTAATTTTGCCTTGTCTAAAAAAGCCCTTGCTTCAAAATAATTCACATTCTTATAATCATTAAAAGAAGGTATTATTATTCTATTCCGATATGCTCCAACCTCGGTATATCCAATTTGAAGCTCTAGCAGCTGGTCAAATGAGACTTTCCTTTTTTTCAGCATGTAATCAAGTGCCAATTTGTGCATTGGGGTTTTTACATCGGAAGTAATTGGAATGAAACCATCTGGAAGAGGACATGTTATTAAATTGTGATTTATCGTATGTTGTCTAAAAACATTTATGTAATTACCTGTATATGTTGGCATTATGAGTTTTAGACGCTTATTGTCTTCGATAGACCCATATTTATAGACCAGTTTGTGTATAATTCCACTATCTTTACATTTCCAACATTTATAAATGTTTTCTTCTGAATTAAAGGCTAGATTATATTTATTTACATCATTTCTACACTGATGACTGGGACAGTTGAATTCCCACTGATTTCTTGTCTCAATGCCGTTTGAAGACTTCGGCTCTCCAAGAAAGTTCTTTAAAATGGATAATATAATAAATTTTTGGTCTTCCATAATCTGCAAATATATCATTATTTCACGACAAATCAAAATAATGCATATAAAACAAAAACTCCCAGGCAAAAAAAGTCTGGGAGTTTTATAAATCGTAACGAAATTTAGATTATTTCTTTACAACAGGGGTTTCTACTTTTTTAAGTGTGTCTACTGCTGTTGTGTCTACTGCGATTTTAGTTGAATCAACTACAACAGATGTTGAATCTGTTACGACTTCTTCTTTTGTTTCTCCTGAATTGCAGGAAACCAATACAAGTGCTAACGATGCGAATAACAAAGTGATTACTTTTTTCATTTTATAATTTAATTTAAGTTTAAGTTGCCTATAAATATTCAAAAAAATTGAAATTTTTAAGAAATTTTATTTTTTTGAATTTCCATCATTTTAATAAAACATTTACCAATTATATAAGAATCGGCCATGTCGTAATTTTCTTCTAGAAGCTTTCTGCTTTTGATGCCATATTTCCAATTAATTTGCGGCTCCATTTCTACAACCTTTTCCCATATTTGATGTTTTGTTGATGCTCCTTCTTTCTTTATTTTGAATCCTGGTAAAACCACAGCTCTTGCATTGTTTACGTTGTAGTAAATGGGTTCTATTTTAAATGAACTATAAAGGAAAGAACTTATCATTCCATTAAAAAAGTTTAGAATAGAAATCGTGTGAGCACTTGAGAATTTTCCCTGAAACTTTTGTAATGGCTCTTCTATTGCTATTGATGTAATGTCGAATTTCAATAAGTGAGAAATACTTTTTTTAAAATCTTCCAATTTTTCGAAGATACTTTTTTTACTATCAAACTTTACAAAATCCATTTCTAACAAAGTGTTTTTTTCATTAAACACTGAATACCCAACGCAGCTTGTGCTTATGTCTAGAGATAATAACATATTTTTTTAGTTTATTTCAAATAAAATATAGAAAAAACAAAAACACAAATCAATAGAAAAATAAAAAAAGGGAGGGTTTAACACCTCCCTTCAAATAATATTAGAATAATTAATTAAATATCAATTTCTAAATTAAATGAAATTAATCCATCATATGTTTTTTCAACAGGTCTATCTAACTTTGCAACAGCAATAAGTTGTTCATTAACATTATATAAGCCTATTTGACTTACAAAAATAGAATCAAAATTAGTTGTATGGTTATTTATTTCAGCTAAATTTCTTGAAAGTGGCCATGTTGGATTTTTGGAAACAAAAAACTCTCCTGGCATTGCAATACAAACAACAGAAGTCATATATCTAATACTTATATCTTCATAAGTTAATGTAGATGTTGTACTTGTAAATACAATTCTTGAAGTTCCGCTAGTTGCACCATCGTTGGAACCTATTATTATGTTTTCTCCAGCAATACCCGTTCCATCTCCATATCCTCCTTCGTAAATTGTACTACCAGAAGTCCATGGAATGTTGTCAATAATGTCTGGATGAGTTAAAACTACATATCCTTTATCTAAACATACAAATCCAACTGGAATATCATAGTTATATCCACTTGTTACATCGTCATATGTGTTTAACGATTTTGGATAAGCTTGATTTACGGGAACAGCTAATTTTACTGAAGACCAAGGTCTCTGGTCTTTATTATAATCAAGTGTTTTAACTTCTGCTTGATAAGCTACGGCAGAAGGTCTATTTCTGAAATTTGTTGTTGGGTTCCAAGAAGAAACTAAACTGCGATTTACAGTGCCGTTTTCAGTAGTTCCAGTATATGGTTTGTTTACGTCATCTGAAAAAAGAAAGGCGACATTGTTAGGACCAAAATATTGAAGGGGTGAATCTGCAATTTTTGTTGTTTTTGTTTTGTCAGAATAAAAACTAGAAACAATGGTTTTATATGTATCTCCCCACTGAGGAACTTTTAATGTTATAGACCTTCCGTCAATATATTCACTATAATTATTTTCACTAATTGGTATTACTACTACTTTATCAACATTCAACTGAAACATTTCAGGATTATATTTTGCAATAGTATCTCCACTGTAGAAAATAGAATTTGAACGTTCATGAGGAATGCTAAACGTTGCAAAATAATGTGAATATTTAGACCCAACATTTGACCTATCGGCTAAAGTATAGGATAGTTTTGAACCAGACAAACTAGCCCAAGTTGCTACTTCTTTTCGAATAGAAGTTGTTGAGTTTACTAATCTTTTATTAATTTCTGCCATATTTTATTTATTATCTTGTTAAACTAACATTGGGTTCTAACGGAGTTGCTCCTGGATAGAAAGTGTATTCAAACGTAAGAACTGATGATTTGCCAATAGTTCCACTTAAAGTTCCCCAAAAATTAAAAGAAAATTGTTTCTTTTGAGTTGCTTCAGTAGCCGAAAAGGTTTTTGTTGCATTTGTTGTCGGGGTAGTTGTTGACGTATTTGGAACTACATTAGCTGGTAATGCACTTGCATATTGTACAAATGCTGTAACCCATGCTTGTGGAACGCCTGTTGTATAATCTTTAAATCCAGTCCAATAAGAATTATCAACTTTAGCTGGAACTGCATAAACATAGTTGTAAAAATCACTACTATATTGGTCTGGAGCATAAAACTTAATTGCATAAGTACTATTAATAGACAAATAAAAAATATTATTTTCAGCTCCAGCACATTTTAATAATCCTGTGAAATTGGGCCTTATGAAATATTGTTCAACAATTGTTTCTGGAGAGGCTACGTTGCCTCCAACGTAAGTCATAAGTTTTATTTTTGCAGCCATTGCATTAGTGCTTGGATGCGGATTTTCATTTAAAGTTATAAGTGCTGGATTTACTATCGCAACATTATTGCCACTTGTTGAGTTTAAAGTAATGCCTTTGCTGGAAGCAATGGTAGTTGCTATCCTTGTATACATTGTTGATTGATTTGTTGCCATGTTTTTTTTATTAATTATTCTGTAATGATTGGCATATTTGAAACGTTGACTACAATAGTGCTGTCTGCATCATCTGTAGTTAATAAATAAGGAACGTCAGCAACAATTTCGGAATTATCCTCTATATCAATGATTCCATTAACTTGTCCGTTTACTGAAATCAAATTAGACTCTTCTTTAACAATTGTTCCTTTTATACAATCGTCATTTTTACCAGAAACATTAGCAATGTCTCCAGTTTCAAATGCAAATCCAGGAGTTATATTGTAATTATAATCTGGGTCTGACATTGAAAAGTAAACAGGTTTGAATGCATCTATTATAGTATTGCCGTTTTGTATAAATCTATTGTTGGTTATTGGGTCAAACAATAATTTTCTTCCAAGGTCTGTTAAGTATGCTACTGCATAAATTGTATCTGATGATAAAACACTTCCCATAATTTTTTATTTATAAATATATTAAAAATTTTTTTTAAAAATCCAATTCTAATTGAAAAGCTAAATACCTCGCTTCATTCTTTTTTATTGGATATGCTGGTTTTGCCACAGCGACAAGTTCTGCATTTGCGTTTAAAATACCAATTTCTGTAATGAAAGTGCTGTCATTATACAAACTACTAAAAGTAGAGTTGTATACCGAGCTATTATATTCATTATTTCTAGCAAAGATTGTTATAACAGTTTTAAAAACGTTGGCTTGAATTCCAGTAGTCAAATTTCCATAAAAGAATGATTCGTCTCCAAAAGTTAATCCACTTGCATAATAAGAATCTGAATTTTGTGTAAATGACGAGAATTTTCCAGTTAAAGAATATGTAGTTCCAGAATCATAGTCTGCTTGAGTAATGTTGAATACGTGTGAATGTAAATCTGATGGATTAATAGTTGAACTTCCTGTTTCTCCAGTATATATTCCATTTCCTATTCCATCTGAAATCAATTTCCAGTTATCTGTTGATAAATCTCCAATCTTTGTAGATGCCGATGTAACAATCTCTTTAAGTAAAATTTGAACACTATTCGCATTCCACCCAGTTCCAGTTAATCCAGTAAGATTTGTAGAACTTCTTAAAAATGGAAAAGAAAGTGTTGGAAAGTTAATTCTCAAAATAGAAGGCAAACCAGTTATTGAATCTGTTGTTCCATCTATTCTTTGTATATATCCACATGGAAGACTTTGTGGATAGCCATAACTTACTCCGTCTTGATACGGTTCGCTAGAAGTGATGTAAGTAACATAATAAGAATAATCAGACTTACATAATCCAGTTGACACTCCTATTGTTGAAGGTTGCAAATTTAAGGACAGTTCTGGAATAGTGTAATTTCTATTTGATTTGTAAGTGAGAGCATTTAACAACTCTTGGTCAGTTATTACAATTATTTTAAGTTTGTGATATACTCTTCCAACTATAGAAGAATTGCTTGACACACCATCTCTTAATTCTCTATAATCTGTTTGTGCTACTGCATCAAATTGGTTAGTTCCATAATAATCATAAAGAGTAATTCCATAGTTCATTTCTTGGCCTATAGTTGCAGTATAATTTTTATGCCACATTATATGAGGAATTTCTAATTTTACTGTACCTGGAACAAACTGTTCTGCATATGTATTACCTGAATATTTATTAGTATAATGAATTATCCCCAAAGCTCTTGTGTCATTATCAAATCCTAAATATTGTTTAGTTCCATTAAATTCTATTGACCCATATGTTGTGTACCCACTCATGAATCCAGTAGTTCCAAGCTCAGAGCAAGTCCTTACAATATTCATATTCCAAACTCCGCAGTTAACCGTTGTTGCAGAACCATAATAGGTTTCTACTTCTCCATAAGGATAAAAATATGCTTTTATTTTTTGTGTAGACCCTACAATTGGATTACTTCCAAAATTCGGAACTGCTCTGTCTAAATCAAGAGTTAATCCACTTACACTTTGCACTCTATACCAAAGAGAAACATTAGGTCTTCCACTATAAATAAATGTTGAATTATTAGTTATTGCGCTATATTGTGGAGCTTCCCATGGTATAAAAACTAAATCTCCAGTTCTAGCAGTATATCCACCAGACATGAAATCAATTTGTGTTCCACCACTTGGAATTGTTGTTGAATAATCTATTTCTGCCATTCCAATTGAATATCCATCTCCAACAGTTGCTCCTGTTTTTATATACCAATTATTTGAACTGCCTGTAAAAAAACCAGAATAACTAGTCATGGCAGAAACAATCTGCCTTGCACTTGTTAAATTTTGAGAAGTTATTGGAACTGCTGTAGACCCGTCAAAACTATTTCCTGATAAAAACATTGTACTTGTTGCAGCTGGAACTGCCAATGGAACTCCTTGTAGTGAAACTGGAGTTAAACTTGTTGGTGTAGTAGTATACGATATTTTTGGATGGTCATCTTTTGGAGCCAAAACTCTGTTGCGGCAAACATCATAATTATTCAATGCCATAGCATAATTAACTTCTCTGTCAGAAAAAACTATTCTATCAAATGTTAATGCTCCTAAAGACAACAATCTTCTTCCAGTATCGGTAAGCTTGATGTTTATAAAATTTGAGGGTTCTTGAACAATATAACTCATTTTTCTTTTTAATATAAATAACCAATAAAAAAATATTCAAACTTTTTTCAAAAATAAATAGTTATACTCAAAAAACCTTCCTTGAGTTTTCTCTAAATCTTTTTTAATGATATTTATAAAAAAATAAAAAGTAAATGCCTATTTTTGATACATTACCGAACTCGGCAACAACATTATCTGTTAACTACAGACCAGGGCAAAACAAAAGATTACTGGCTTCTAAATCAGAAGCTATATTTTCTTTTGGTGATTTTACTATAGAAAAGGATTTTTCTACTGATGTCTTAACTGGTGATGCAAGAAGTCTTGGTTTTGGAACTTTTGATAATTTAGAAACATTAAATGCTGTTAAATTATCTACCAATATTCCTTCAGCCTTTGTTCAATTAAATGAATTAAATCTGCCAAAAAAAGACCCTAAAAGTCACGCATATTTTTCTTCATTTTATACCAACGTTGCTTCAGCAATTAATAAAATTATAGACGAATATCCATATGCTATTTTTTCTTATAATGGTGGCAATATAAACATTTATGATTATACTGAATATTATGATGGAATAACATTTGAAAGAACGTCTTCCTTTAAAGTTCCAGTATCTGGATTAACAAATCAAGGTGAAATTTTCTTGAATTCTGGAAATACAGAAACTAACTATAGTTTAGTTTATAATTATGATGACTTTTGTATTCAATTAAGTGGACAAACAGAAACATTAAAAATAAAGGAATATTCTTTTTCTGGAACATATTTGTATTTTTTGGTTTATGGTTTTTTAAAACAAGGAAGCGCATTTTCTGCTTTTACAGATGCC